TATTTTACTGTTTAACTTTTTGGCTGCTTTCTTATGTAATTTATTACCATTAATATGCATTTCATTAGCCAATCTCCACCAGAAAAGGAAATTCCGATTGCGCTGCCTCTTCTCTCTTAATAGTCGCCAAACATCCATTTTTTCACGCCTGATGACTTCAGCCATCCAATAGCTCAATAGAGCTTTTGAATTCCCAAAGATGACAAAGTGAATAGCTATTAAGTAACATAACATATTGCAACTGCCTATATTTTTGGTTTCTATGGTTATATATCGACATTATAATTAAAACAATAAGCATCAGTGTGTTACTGCTAAACTAAACCAACGCACAATGTAAACACAAATATTAATTTTAAACTGAGCACTAAAGGGATGTCAATATTGTATTGATAATAAGTTGCAAGATTGCCACTACTTTCTGTATTTTGGGATGCAATAATTTATATTTTATCTATTCAGTGTTTCTTTGGGCTTATTAAGGATGTCATTATTAATTTATGGCTTGCCATTTCTATACATATCTGTTAAAAATTTTGATTTGTCTATTGAAAATAGATTTAATTGATTTATTTAATTTTTACATGACGCTCTTTAATATAACTTCAGGTATATTAAAGCACATGCATTATATCCAGAGAAAATTAACAAAATTGTTAGCCCTTATTTGTTGGGATTATAGATATTAATTAAGGCCCGATCCCGGGCCTTTCCTCATTCCGGCTTTTCGGGAAACGTTACTGGAAGGATGGAGGTATCCGTGGATTCGACTTTCTGCGCATAGAGAATCCACTCGGTTAATTTTTGTTTACCCTGAACGGAAATAATGCCTAGCCGTAACTGTGAGTCCCAGAGCTGAGTTTTATCCCTGACGAGTTGTAGCAGGCTTTGCTTTTCTTTTTCCGCTTGTTGTCTTTGCATGACCGGTTGAGAAGTTACTTTGCATACCATTACCTCCTGACAACGTAGGAGGGAACTTGTGCTTGACACACAGGAATTAGCTCCAGTTGCTATTGCGCTCCTGCTTTCAGTAATTGGTGGGATAGGCACGTTCCTGATGGATGTCCGAGACGGTCGCCAGTCTGGCAATTTGTTGGGATTGGTTACGGAGATCTTTGTTGCAGTGACAGCTGGCGCGGTGGCGTACCTATTGGGGCAACACGAGGGCTGGGAGTTATCAATTACGTACTTAATGGTAACGATAGCCAGCAATAACGGTCATGAGGTGATTTCAGGGATGAAACGAGTGAATATCGATAGCATTCTGAATGTTCTTACAAGTTTGGTGAAAAAGGGAGGCGGGAAATGATTGGCTGGGGTGTATGCGTTCTTGCGTTAGCCTTAGCCGATCGCTATTTGCTAAAACGCAAGGACATCACGCATTTAGAACTTGGTGATGTGGAAATTAAACCGGGTTTCATCCGGGTGCCGTTCAAATACCGGTCTAAATTCCCGTTTTTGCGCGGCGCAACAGTCAGATATTGGATCCGCGATGTTCAGAAGCCGACGACAGTGATTGAAGGCGAACAACGTTGTTTGACGTCGGCTGAACAGGGCGAAAACAGTGAATGGTTGTACATACCCACTGAATATATGGGTAAAGGAGAGCGACTGTGGCATTTCAACGTCATGGTTACGCATGGCGACTCGTTCATTAACCCGTTGTATCGGATTTTCCCTGTTACTCAGCAAATCCGCAGAAGTTACGTAATAAATCTCGCACAGGATGTGTCAGATGACGAAAAATAAGTATGCAACGGTCGATTTTGACCAGGTTAATGAAAAGGGGCTGAAATCCCTTATCGCGGCGATCAATAAAACCGGTGTTACGGTAATTGAGGTTGACTCCAGCAACCGCGCAACAACGAAAGATGGCGTTAAAGTTAAAACCGCAAAGCTGGTTCTTAACGACGGACAAATTCTTGCCATACAGGTAAACGATACTGGCGATATATCGTCTGTGAGGCTGAATGGAAAAGCTATTCCTAACGCTCAGTCGCCGGATATCAAGACGCTTGGTACCGTCATGGGGCAAGCGGCCCGCAAAAACTCCGCAAAATTCCAGAAATCACTGATCGCCAAAGCGAAACGTGTTGCCAATCCGGTAGACAAGAAACCGGCAGTAAAATCCAACTTTCAGCGCCTGCAAGAGGCAAAACAGCGGAATGCTCAGGTGGTTGCCGCTTATAAATCAGCGCAGAACTCGGTGTCTTTCAATCAACAGCAGATCACTGATTTGCGGGCGAAGCTGGATAAGGAGACAGGCCGACTCAATAACGAAAAGGCCCGAAATGGCGAACTCAAACGCCGTCTTAAGCAACTGAAAGCAGGAAATTAACATGGAACAGTTCAATATCAATAAAGGGGTGACGATCAAGCCTGGGCTTGACGTGCTTCCCCCGCCAGTGACTGATGATGAATATCGCGCATTAATGGCCGGTGAGGACCGCTATCTGATGACGGAATCCAACACCCTGGAGGAAATCGAGGCTACGTTCTTCTATGACACGCCGATCCACTGGTGTGCTACGGATTTACTGGAGGCGATTAGTTCTACTCGTTTGCAGTTACACCGGACCATGCAGGCATTTGTCCGGGCATTGAACCAGAAGCTGAATGGTACCGGAATCTCTGCGGGGAGTGATAAAACGGGGGATGTGGCCCAGAGCGGCGCGCGCGCGATCGGCGGTGCTGAAATTGGCCGGGCACGTAACGTTAACGGGCTGCCGGTCCTGCCAGCCATTATTCCGCTCAGTGATGGTCAGACTATCAGCATTCTGTTTCATAGCCCGACAGCGGAAAACCGGATCACCAATAGCGATACGCTGGTTGCTTTCCAGTTCTTACTGAATAAAAAAGACGTTACTCACACCGTTGCTCCGATGAGTGGACGTGATATGACGCTGGCGCAGGTCACCATGAAACTTGCCAACCTTGCAGAGAAAAACTCGGCAAAATTTCAGCGTGCGCAGAAGAAGAAAAAAGCCCTTGTTGATGAAATAACCCAACTACAGGCTGACAGTGACCAGAAAGAGGATGCCATGAGCGACCTCGTGGATCAGGTGGCAGCGGTAGAAGGGCAGAAGGTAGATCTGGAGCAGAAAATTAACGCTGTTGCATCGGAAGCGGATTCTCTTTATGAAGAGAATGAGCGTTTGCAGACGGAGATTGATCAGCTCAATCGCACTGGTGGGCGCGATACCATTGCTCCTGCGGGGATGACTGGTGGACACTCTCGCGCGATGACGGATCGCCTTGCCAGTATCAAAAATCGTATGCATATGAACGGGGAAGTGACGCTCAGTAATGGTGCATCAATGAAGCAATTCATTGAGGACGGCGAAGGGTATATCCAGTTAACCGATTCGGATGGCAGCGTGTACATGATCAAGGCTAAATCCATACAGGGTGTGGACATGGCAGATGCGATCGGCAAGCTGTTTAAAGCCTATAAAGCGGGTAATGTATCGGAATACCTAGTCCAACCAGAAGAACATAAACCGGAAAACGTCGAACCTGAACCAGCGGAGGATACCGGTAGCTCTTCGCCTGAACCAGAAGTCTCTGTAGGTGCATATCGATATGCCCTGCAAATGCGTCCGGCGGCCCCTGGCGCAATACCTGAAGGTAACAAAGCAATTCTGCCTCGCCCTGATGAAGGTGACCCGTATTATGAATATGCACGCTACGGCATTGCTACTTACGATACCCCGCTTTCTGATCAGCAAATGAGTGAGTACGACCTGAAGTTATTGCCTCGCGAGGATTCTTTCGACTTCCTGGCGAAGACACTTACTAATGGTCCGTTTGGCAAATATGCACAAAAAGCTCTGGAGCTGGCCACCAGCTCACCAGACGAGTTCCGCGTAATGCTGAAAACTCAGTTTCAAAAAACTTTCCCCAATATTGCGTTTCCGGGGGGCGCTGGCACCGAGAAAATGGTGCAGAGCATGATCAATGCATTGCAGGCCGAAGTCGGTGAGATTACTCAGCCAGAACCTGCCCCGGCACAGCCTGATGAAACGGTTAGCGAAGCAGATGCAGAGGCTAATAAAGCCATTGAATATCTCAATAACGTGATGGATATGCAAAGCACTGACATGGCGGAGATCCGTAACGCCCGGGGTAATGTCCGGGAAGCGATTGCAGCCCTTCAGGCTGCCGGGCGTTTTGAGGAAAACGAAGAGCTGGTTAATGGCGCTGCTCGCCACCTGGCTGATCTGCTGGTAGCAATCCAGAAAGCGGGGGTAGCGGCATGACACTATCAGCTATTGAGTTAATGGATCTCAGCGATAAGTTGGATGCTCTGATGTCCAAAGCGGCTACCGCGAGTGGCATGGAGTTGCTGGATATCAGCGATGAAATTGACCAGATCATGCAACAGATGGGGTACGGTGTGTCCGGCGGCAGTAGTGGCGAGGAAAAACAACCTTCGGTACATGATGGTGTGCCAAAACTGGTTGCTGATTTCCTGGCTGATAAATTCGTCGATCAGAGCACCGATGCATTTATCGGTACCTTGCAGGATTTGAGTCAATATGTTGGCACATACATCGACCTGGACCAGGTTAAACAGCACACGGCGGCATGGATAGCCGCCAACATTAAAGAGGCAGCATAAGGCGTAACAGGGATGAGCTTAAGCGATCAGGTGGTAATGGCCACCAGCATAGAAACGCTGATCGAGCTGCTAAAGAACCTGCCCGATTATGGGCGGGTTTCGTATGTGGTGACAGCGAAGGGAGACGAGGTAAAAACAGCGTTTGATATCGTCGATGCCTCAGCTCTTTTGGTATCCAATACTCTGGATGGGAAAATTAATCCTGACTATCCCCAGGAACTTCAGCCGCGCGACCGGACCCGCGCATCCAGCCTTCTTCAGGTTAACCAGATATCCAAAGATTTGCGGCCTGCTCAGCTTACTGATTCCGGTTTATCCAGCCATGGTGCGCCGATAATTGGTGAGGACAATGCCGTTGAGTCAGGTAATGGACGGACCATGGGGATCATCAAAGCCTATCAGGACGGCAATGCGGATCGGTATCGTGAGTACCTGATTGATCATGCGACCGAATTCGGCATACGACCTGAAAAGGTTGAATCAATGACGGCTCCGGTACTGGTGCGCCGCCGGTTAACTAAGGTTGACCGCGTTCAGTTTGCCAAGGACTCAAATATTTCTGATCTTCAGGAAATGGCAGCCAGTGAAAAGGCTTTTGTTGATGCCGACAGCATAACACCGGCGATGATGGCGCTTTTTAACCCGTCAGAAAGCGGAGATCTGCTTAGCCGCAGTAATGACGCGTTTATTCGCGGATTTATGACGCAAGTTGGTGCCACACAGGCGGCTGGCCTTGTAACTGAAGATGGGCGACCAACACGGCAACTTGTAGACCGTATACAAAACGCGATCTTTGCCAAGGCATATAAGGATGCGCGCCTGGTAAGGATGGTTGCAGAAGAACCTGATCCAGATATGCGTAATGTTCTGACGGCGCTTAATGCGGCAGCCAATGATTTTGTCCAGATGCAGGCTTTATCAGGTGAAGCGCACAAGCAGGCTGTGACAACTATTGTTGATGGTATTGAGACAGCGGATAGTCTCGATAAAAAGGCGCTGGCGGCATTGAAAGATGCGGTAGACCTGGTAAGGCAATCGAAGGAGTCAGGCCAACATATTACCGATGTTATTGCTCAGGGGGATATGTTCAGCGAAACAGCCCCGGAAGTGAAAGCTCTCGCGTTGTTCATCGTCGCGAATAACCGTAGCGCGAAGCGTATGGCCACCGCCTTTAAATTGATGGCTCAACGTATCAATGATGAGTTACAGCACCAGTGCCAGGCGCTGGGGGATATGTTTGGCGGTGGTGATGTGTCGTTACAGGATATCCTTCGCCAGGTGTCTCAGGAACTGGAAAACGAAGGCATGCAAGGGATATCCGGCGGTCTTTTCGAGTCCGTTTCTGGCGGTAGTTACAACGGTGTTGCTCCATATACCAGTTTGCTATTACATCGGGCATCCGGCATCAAAGACATTATTCATCTGATCAGGCTGCTTTCCCGTAAAGATCCCCAGGATGAACAGCTTGTACAAGTGCTTGCGCATTTTGTTCGAATGCCTGTTGCCGACGTGAAAAAATGGTGCCGATTATTCGGTATCAGCAATTCGTTACTTCGCGGCTTGTTAAATCACGCATCCTCCCTTGGGCGCGATGGCTTTGACGAGATAGCGCAGGCGATAAAAAACGGAGATATGCCACCAGCTATTGACTGGTTTTCCATTCGCCCAACCAGGGTGAAAGCATTCCTTAGCGCGGCGCATTCGGCATCACCATTGGCAGAAATGGTTCAGAGGTTGTCGCTCATATTCACAGACCATACCGCGTTGGGTGATCTGACTCTGGACGAGATGAAAGAAGCCTCCATTCAGTGGGCCGATCAACAAAATGAGGTTAACTCAGACTTCTTGCCAGCATTCAGGAAGGCCGTTAGTAAAGCGGATGATGCCCGTGGAATTCTGAAGGCATTTAAGGAATTGCAAAGTCGTGTTAATAAACATGTCGGTGATATCGATGGGGTAACGGCGGAAGGCCGGGATATCCTTAAAGAGCACGGCATAACGCCAGAGTTTATTGATGAGATCAGGACTGATATGCAGCGTGAGGTCGTATCGTCCCTGCAAATCGTAGCCAGAGCGTTGGCGGATGCTAATCCGAAGAGTGCGGCCATTGTTAACCGGGTTATTGGTGATATTGAAGCATCGGAGGGCATGGGGGCGCTGAAACTCTTCCTTTCGCGAGCGTTTAATCCTAACGGCAATATTCTCCCTGGCATTATTGGTGAGGCTAAAAAGTATGTCAGTGAAGAAGAACTTGAGCAGCTTGACCAACTACTTAAGCGATTCTCATATAACCCGCAGACACGCTGGCAAATGAATCAGCGAAGTATGGGTTCGGTCCACGAGAAAGTGTTATCTGCCATGAACAGTGCGATCGCAAACTCATCCGTATCTGAAGAAAAAGCTCTTGAGTGGGCCGACTCTTTTATCACAGAAGAAGTGGAAGAAGTCCGCGCTGGACAGAATGGTGGGATAGACCTGCGCAAGGAACTTGCTGATATTTATCGCCTGACCGGCGGGAAAATATCGACCTTATCAAAGGTAGTTCACCACCAGGGAAGGGCATATGCAAATCTTAATGGTGTTGTTGCTGTCAATTTGAACGATGAAAATGCAAGTGCACTGTGGCACGAGCTGGGTCATCATCTTGAGTACAGTAACCCTGGTTTGTTAGAGAAAGCCCGGTCATTCCTGAAGGCCAATGTTGAAGGGGATAAGCCATCTTTCGTCAATATCGGTGGGCGTGGCAAGCCTGAATGGTGCTTCAGATCTCGATTGAGTAATATTTATATGGCGAAGGTATACCCGCCAGCCTCAGTAAGTAACACCGGGAAAATTCGGCAGAAATCACCGACTATTTCCAAAACGTCAGCAACGGAAGTATTCTCTATGGCTCTTCAGTTGTATCATGACAAAGAGGCCGCTGCCGCATCACTGATGAATGGTGACGGATTGCTGGAACTGTTATTAGGTGTGGCAAAGGAGCTAAATAATGCAGATTAAAATCGCAGCGCCATTAGGCGGAGATGCCATTATCGAATTTGATGATAATGAAGAAGTTTCCGGGCGTTTAAGCATTATCTCCGGTGACATTACCGAGGACATGATCGCTGAAGCCATAGCTGGGGCAAATCCCAATAGCTATATGGGATTCGTTAACACCCTTGATGCTCCCGCAAGTGATGTTCTCCGAACGCTGCATCTTTACGCTGGCTGGTTTGTTGATTGGCCAGCAGTAGAGGGTGGCGATGAGGACGACGACGATGATTTGGGTGATCATGTGGATCAGTTTGTATATTAGATACTAACAGATCGTCTGTGTGGCTAGAATCGTTCAAGTTTAGCGATTAACGGAAGTTCTGGTCGATTATGATTAGTGCATATTCATGCACAGGCACACAAAATCTGGAGATATTGATCAGCGTTTATGTATAGTTTGTAATATAAAACCGCCTTGAACGGAGTTTGTGCGTTATGAGAATCAATCTTAACTCTGGAGTAAGATAGTGGACGCTTTGTCTGAGATTTTCGTTAATAATTGGCTTCCTGGTATCTGCACATTTTTTTTAGGTATCTTTTATTCTAATATTGTTGAAAAAAAGAAACTTAAACAGAAGTTAAAGAATGATATTCTTGAGATATTCATTCCTGTATTTAACGCCGGAAATGAAATCTCCATTGAAATTGCTGAGAATGCTTACAGGAATATGAATGGTACATTTCAGTTGTACAAGAGAATATATCCAGGTATGTTCAACAAAGAAGCTGAGCGTGAGCTAGACCGACTACTAAAAGACGGTTTCCTCATAAATGGAGAGGTTAATAAGCATTACTTTGAACCAACTAATATTGAGAGCCTGATTAAAAGATTATAACTCATTTACCACAGTTAAAACCCCGCTTCATTGCGGGGTTTGCATCATGTGTCAATAAAAGGTATTTATTCTGCGTCAAGTTGTAACACCTAATCCACTATTATATATCGTTATGTTTGGTATATAACAGATAATTAAATGAATTATATCCAGATCTAATTTTATGCGGTTCTGGAACCCGGCTACGCACTATATAATAGAAAAAGATCAGAGTCTATCAAAAATAGAGCCTTTTCTCGGTACAAATATTTTCTCATACAGTCGAGTAGCGTAATCATCTGTCATGCCTGAAACATAGTCGCAAATGACGCGCATTTTTTTATCATCACCTTTTGCTTCCTCTTGATTATATTTCTTTCGGGTTTCTGTCGGGAGAAAACGTATTGGGTCATTTGCCAGTACATTGAATAGTTCCACAATCAGTTTCTGACCTTTGAACTCTAATAGTTGGACGTTTTCGTGCTGAATAACTTTGTTCCTAACCAGCTCAAAAATGGCTTTACGTAACTCTTCTACCGCGGCAGGAAGTGCCACTTTATAGCGTAAAATTTTACTTTTGAAATCAGAGTTCTGCACTTCAAGCTTAACGCTAGTGATCATCAGATGAACAAGTGTCCCTATGCACTCCTTGCGTAGATAACTTTCGCCGAACAGTTTTTCAGCTACATCATCGGCTTTTAGATTAAACGAGTCGCATTGGCAAGCTGCAAATAAATGGGACTTGTCCTCGAAGTGCTCCTCCCACATTTTTTTGTCGATCATCTTCAGAGAAATTGCGTCTTCAAGATCATGGAGTGAGTAGGATATCTCATCAGCCAAGTCCATAATCGTTGTATCCAGTGCTTTATATATTGTTTCCTTGTGCTTATTCAACGCGGTAGTTTTTACCGTTTTGAATAACTTAACATCATCACTATCAAAAGGTTGGAGTGCGAATCTAACAGTGTTCTCCTCAGAGTCCAGGTAACATTTCGGGGGCTTAAATTCGGATGATTTAAACAACCACTCATTGCTTCTTGGCTGTAACTGGCTGTAAGCCCTCTCATTGACGACCTCTGAATAGCTTGCTGGATATTTCAGTACGCCTAAAATAAGTCTACGGGTGGGATCCAGCCCATTGGTTTCGGTGTACTTATCCAGTTTGGAGAGTATACGCAGTGTCTGCCCGTTACCTTCAAAGCCGCCATAGGATCTCATGCAGTAGTTTAGTGCGACCTCACCACCATGACCGAAGGGGGGATGTCCTATATCATGAGCAAGGCAGATAGCCTGCATCAGGCTTGGGTCAGGTAAGAATTTACCCCCCTCATCTGTATCGTGCTTAGACAACTGAGACAAGATACCGCCGCCAATTTGCGCTACTTCCATAGAGTGAGTTAGCCGCGTACGGTAGAAATCGCTTTCGCCCAATCCCAACACCTGCGTCTTCGATTGTAATCTCCTAAAAGCGGAAGAGTGGATTAACCGGGAAAGATCACGTTCATACTCCGACCTTATCTCATTCGGGCGGGTTGTATTGTACCCTTGACGCTCATACCAAGTATTTTCTTTGCAGTGTGTCATACGTGTTCCTTTGGGCAGGATAGAGCAAGTCGCCTGCTTAATTGCTGAAGAAAGAAATACAAATTTGTAACGCTGTGGATCTTCTTTATGCGTCCACAATCAGTAAATATTGGATACTTGCAAGGTGCGCGAAACACTAAAGATTGTCAATTAATAATTAACACCTCTTATAGTTACTAGAAATAAAAATCCCCTGTATTAACAGGGGCCTGTGTATGAACTATTTACAAATAACTCACAAGTTAACTCTAAAACGGAATATCGTCGTCAAAGTCCATTGGAGGTTCGTTATTGGCGCTGCTCTGAGGTTTGCCGCCACCGCTGTATTGCTGGTGGTTTTGAGGTTGGTTTGATTGCCCCCAGCCATTTGAGGACTGTGAATCGTCGCGGCGGGCGCCGATCATTTGCATAGTTCCGCCCTGGCTGACGATAATTTCCGTCGTGTAACGTTCTACACCGGCGTCATCTGTCCACTTACGGGTTTTAAGTTTCCCTTCGATGTAGACCTGAGAACCTTTTCGTAAATACTCACTCGCAATTTCAGCAAGTTTCCCGAACAAAACGACTCTATGCCATTCTGTTTGCTCTTTCTGTTGGCCCGTTTGCTTGTCGCGCCATGATTCATTTGTTGCGATGCTTAGTCTTCCGACCGCTCCGCCATTTGGTATATACCTGATATCTGGGTCTTGCCCCAGGGTACCAATCAGGATGACTTTGTTTACACCGCGTTGTGCCACTTTTCTTACCCAATAAAACAAATTAATTAGAGCAATAATGTATATCTTTGAAACGTAGCTAACAAGTGATTTGCATTATCCTGTGCCTTCTAAAGGGATCGAGTCAGTCGGTATTGGCTGTGAATGGGTGTTTGTCCTGGAGCGTAAAAATTCGCTTATGAGGTCTTTATGAAGGGAAAAACAGCCGCAGGAGGCGGTGCAATTTGCGCTATCGCGGTGATGATTACCATCGTGATGGGTAATGGCAATGTGCGAACCAACCAGGCGGGGCTTGAGCTTATCGGAAACGCTGAAGGTTGCCGACGTGATCCATACATGTGCCCGGCGGGGGTATGGACTGATGGGATCGGTAATACACACGGGGTAACGCCGGGTGTGCGAAAAACCGACCAGCAAATCGCCGCTGATTGGGAAAAGAATATCCTGATCGCTGAACGCTGTATTAATCAGCACTTCCGGGGCAAAGACATGCCCGATAATGCCTTCAGTGCAATGACAAGCGCGGCATTCAATATGGGATGCAATAGCTTACGGACCTACTACAGCAAAGCGCGAGGCATGCGAGTAGAAACGTCCATCCACAAGTGGGCGCAGAAAGAGGAATGGGTGAATATGTGTAACCATCTCCCTGATTTCGTGAACAGTAACGGCGTGCCCCTGCGAGGTTTAAAGATTCGCCGTGAAAAAGAACGCCAGCTTTGCCTGACGGGGCTGATCAATGAATAAACTCCGGCAGCTCCGCCGACTTTCGACAATGAAGTTATCGCTGGCGGCGATAGTTTTCGACTCGATTTTCATGGCGGTATATGTGCTCAATGAGACGTGGCCACTGGAACCGCTATTATATGCCGGGCTTCGGCTGTGCCTGACATTTTTGAGCATGGCTGCGAGATTGATGCAGCAGAAAGAAACCGCTTCAGATTGTCCACGCCGCGCGGTGCGCAAATATATGGCACGCAGGCGAAGGCGATAATAGTTAACGATAACCCCGGCAGCCGCCGGGGTTATTTTTGGTGGTTATCCGGTGCGCCGTAAAATCCCGTCCTTCAGGGAGGGGATATAAGGCGTGGTTTTCCACCTAACTGTTTTTGTTTAAAATAGTGGGATGAAGCGACTACAAGCATTTAAATTCCAGTTAAGACCCGGTGGTCAACAGGAGCGTCAAATGAGGCTCTTTGCCGGAGCTTGTCGTTTCGTTTTCAATCGTGCACTGGCACTTCAGAATGAGAATTATGAGGCCGGGAATAAATACATCCCTTACACGAAAATGGCTTCCTGGTTGGTTGAGTGGAAAAAAGACACTGAAACCGAATGGCTTAAAGATTCTCCCTCACAGCCATTGCAGCAGTCACTGAAAGACCTTGAGCGGGCCTACAAAAATTTCTTCCAGAAGCGGGCGGCTTTTCCCCGATTCAAAAAGCGGGGACAGAATGATGCATTCCGCTACCCGCAGGGTGTTAAGCTCGACCAGGAAAACAGCCGTATTTTTCTGCCGAAACTTGGCTGGATGCGCTACCGTAACAGCCGGCAGGTCACGGGGATTGTGAAAAATGTCACTGTCAGCCAGTCCTGCGGTAAATGGTACATCAGTATTCAGACAGAAAGTGAAGTATCCACTCCTGTTCACCCTTCAGCATCAATGGTCGGACTGGATGCTGGCGTGGCCAGGCTCGCCACGCTGTCAGATGGCACAGTCTTTGAGCCTGTAAACAGTTTCCAGAAAAACCAGAAAAAGCTGGCGAGACTTCAGCGCCAGTTAAGCCGCAAGGTCAGATTCAGCAACAACTGGCAGAAGCAGAAACGCAAAATACAGCAACTGCACTCCCGTATCGCAAATATCCGCAGAGACTACCTTCATAAAGTCACAACGATCATCAGCAAAAACCACGCAATGATTGTCATTGAGGATTTGAAGGTTAAACACATGTCAAAGTCAGCGGCGGGTACGATAAGTCAGCCGGGTCGCAATGTCCGGGCAAAATCAGGTTTAAACCGTTCGATACTGGATCAGGGCTGGTATGAAATGCGCCGCCAGCTTGAGTATAAGCAGCTCTGGCATGGCGGTCAGGTACTGGCAGTGCCGCCAGCGTACACAAGCCAGCGTTGCGCGTGCTGTGGTCATACCGCGAAAGAAAA